ACACGACTTGACGATGCTTATGTCAAACTTTGCAAGTTCGTCCATATCAAAGCGGATGTCTTCTTCCAAATACTGCTCCAAGCGTTTGACCGATTGGTTGGGAACAAATCTGTCGAGTAATATCATGTCGCACAAGTATAATCGCAAAAACAAAAAGTACGCTTTTCTAAATTGAAAAGTACATTATTTCAATAAATCAGGCACGAAGGTTTTTTCTTTCGTGCCTGATTCGTTTTAATGCTTTTTATCGGCCATTTGAATGCCTTTCAATTGTCTTACACATTCAATGCAAACTTCACTTCTTCATCACCTTGTAACAACTTTTTTGTCGCTTCAAGATTGGTCTCATAGATGTGGACATTTGCAAGGAAAAGCGTGATTGACTTCAACGGCAAATCAATGTGTCGGCTCATCAAATAAAGATGATAAAGGTCTGATGGCAGTCCAAGGTTTGCATCTGACGAACGCTGGTAAGCAGAAACAACCAACTCGCCATTGTCTATCTGGAACTGCACAAGGCTCAAACATGGTGCTTGGTTGCTTTCTGCACCTGTCTCACCCAAGAATAGCACATAGTTCTTGCTGCTCCGCTTTTCAGAATTGATTTTGGCGATTAAGCGTGGAAGCTTCTCAAAGTAGGTTGGATAACTGTTGACCAGAATTGGCCCGCAATAATCCCACCAACTGATTCCCGCTTCACGGTAACGTTCAGTCAGGCGTTCACCCTGCATGAATAGTTGCAGTTCGTTGCGGAGTTTCTTCCTGGCGATGTTGTGTCCCTCGAAGATGTCAAGCAAATCACCGGGGCGCAGGTCGAGTTGCTGGTTCAGAAGGTAAACGATCTCACCTTTTTTGTTGGTCTGTCTGTGACCGTTCGCGATGATGTTCGCGAGAGTTTGGTAGTACTTGTTCATGGCTTTATGTGTTTGTACAACATGATGTCCGTATAGCCTGCATTGTAATTCAGGTTCGACCGCTGCTCGATACGGGTTGCCCCTTCAAATGGGTTGCCCTTCTTATATTCTTTGTCGAGCCAATCGCACAATTCCACGATGCTACTCTTTTCAGAGGTAAAATAGAAGTAGTTGGTTCCGTTGAGGGTGTGCAACACGTCCAAGTAATCGCGCAGCCTCCAATAATTGGCATAGGTGCAGCTTTGTGTGGACAGGTATGGCGGGTCTATCAGGAAGCAAACCCCGTCCTTTTTCTCCCATTGACGGAAAACTTCCCTGTAGTCTTCGTGGATTACGACAAGCCCATCAAGATAATGGTCGGCTGAATAGTCCGACTGCTTGATGGTGTTGTATAGTCCGTTTTTCTTCAACTCCTCGAAGCTGGTGGCATATTTGCCGGAGAAAAGGATGGAAGCCGAAAGGGTGATGTAGTCAACGAAGCCTTGTCTTTCGTACATTTCTATCGTTTCCAGAACGCGCCCCAGATACGGATTGACAATTCTTTTGTTTTCGGGATAACCATTCATAATGTCCCGCAGCTCCCCAAGTAGGGCGTTTGTCGTAGGGATTGCCGCAATGCGGCTTGAATAGTTGTCGTAATCGTTATAGACGACCTTGGCATCAGGTCGCACTGACTTCGTGAAATGGGAGAGCAAGCCACTGCCTCCGAACAGGTCGACAAAGGTGTTGCAGTCGGTGAATTCGGTCTTCAGGATTCGTTTGAATTCCTGGTTCCATCTGCGTTTCTGCCCCATGAAAGGCAACGGGGCTTGGGTGTAGGTTTTCTTTTATTCTTTCATTTTGTTGGTTGTTTTTCGTTTTTCGTATCTTTGCGGTCTCCTACATCTACAAAATAAGGTGCCAACACACCGAGAGGCTTACGGCCTCTGCCGTGGTGTGTTGGCACCTTTGTCATTGTCGGGGGTAGGAGCCCGGCTTTGGAGGCGGGGGCCATTTTCGTGGCCTCAGCTGATTGTTTTAGGTCAAGCGACAGTTACTGGTGTCCAGCAGCGGATGGTCAGTGCTGTCGCTTTTGGCAGGTTGTTCTGAGGTGTCGCCGGGCAGACGTTGACGGGGCCGGTGGCACTGAAACAAACGCGGACATACTGGATTGGATCCGATGGATATGGCCCAATGAGTTGTCCGGCTATGTTGGCGCAACAGACCGCATTGGCGCGGCCTGCCATAAACACTTGTGTGGCCGCAATATGCTCGTCAGTGTGCCAAACCATATAAACAATGCCTTCCTTTTCCTCTTTTTCATAATGTCCGCTCTCCATCCACACCTCGACATTGACGGACGATTGGCCAATGTTCTGGAGCGTAGCGTGGAGATTCAAGTCGAAAAACTTGGCTCCTTCGTAAGAAGCAATGCTGATGTCTTCTTGGTGAGAGGTGGCGTTTGATGCCCCTCCGAGGGCAAACACGGTGCCGTTAGGAGTTGCCAAGCCCTGAAACAACATGCCCAAACTATCAGGGTCGATTCCGATGAGTCGCGTGCCGAGATAGATTTTTATGTCGTCCATGTTGTTAGGCCCGAAGTCGCCGTAGTTGGTGACAAAATAGAGCACATCGGGGTCTTTGTAGGCGAGCGCGGCAAAGTCCGCGATCGCCATCTTTACGACTTCCACCTTGCCGTTCATCACTGCATCTCCTCCCAATATAGTGTGGCCTCTTCCATTGCCGACTGGATGGCGGCGTAGATGGCGGCGTTGTCGACAAGGCCGTGGTTGTTTCCTTCAGAGGAGAGTTGGTTGAGGATGGGTCGGTCGACGGCCAGCAGGTGGTAGTAGGAGCCGTCGAAGATGAAGGTGGCCGTGTCGCCGCCGCGTATCTGATTATCGCCGATGGGAGCGTTGCGGTGGTAGATGGGGTTGGCTTGAACGCTGTTGTTGATCTTCATTTTGGCGTTGGGGCGGACGTTATAGGAGAAATAGACCGCGAACACGCTGCCCGCCTTGATGGTGACACCCTCCATAGAGACCGTCTTGGTGCTGGTGCTTGGCGATGAGTTGCATGTGCCACGGCCTTGTATGTCGTTCAGGAACGCGCTGAGGTTGGTGGGCGTGTTGTTGGGGGCGCGGTCGATGGAGATGAGCACCCATGCTTCGATTTCATGCTCTTGGAACTCGAATCCCGGCACGTGGATGAAGGTGGCGGTGTCGCCTTTCGAGATGATGCCTTCGGGGATCAAGCCGTTTTGGTAGATGATGGGCATGGGGGAAATGTCGTTCACGCCGAGGCTGCTTTCGCGGGGCACCGGGTTATTGAAGCATACGGCCACGATGGCGTATTTCTGGAGGATGAAGCCCGGCACGGCGATGGTCTTTTGCGGTTCGTCAGCCGCAGTGTCGCACACGCCGTAGGCTATTCCGTGGTCGAGGTTGACGTGGTCTTGCCAACGGGCACCGTTTGGGGTTTGGCGCAGGAACTGGCCATTGGTACCAGCGGCGAGTTTCTTGACGGTCTTGTTGCCGTTGCCGAGGATGACAGTATTGGCGGTGAGTGTCTCGTTTGTGGTGACGGCGTTGGAAGCGGTGTTGGCCACGATAGTCCACCGTGCCGGTGTGGTGATTGTACCGCCACTTTCCACGGCTGCCTGAACGCAGATGATGTAGTCGCCTGGAGCTAAGGATGCGTTGCTTACGGCGATGCCCGCGCTGTTGGTATAGGCCACGCCTGTCATGGTGCTGATGCAGATGTAAGTATCGCCTTTTGATGCAGGGATGTCATTGAGGGACCGGTGTTCGTCAGGGTTGTCGGCCTGTAGGCCGTAGGTGCCTATGATGGTCATGCCCGACGAGATGTTGGCGATTTGCTCGTCTGTGTATTGGTTGGCTTCGGCGAGGGCTTTCTTGACGGCCAAGGGGGTGGCTGCCGTGCCGCCGTTGGCGGCGTTGAGGTCGCTGTCGGTGGCGTCGCTGAGCTTCACGTGGCCAAGGATGACGTCGGTGGCCACCTTGGCCATGTGGTTGTTGATGGCGGCGGTCAGCCCGTTGAAGATGGCTTGGGCTGCGGCGTAACTGTAGACTTGGAAGCTGAACGTTTCGGGATTGGCCGGGTCGTCGGCGTAGGCCTCGATGTTGAAGGTGTAGACGGCCTGTCCGTTGTCGGGGGGCGTGATGTCGATGACCTTGGTGGGCACTACGATGGTGTGGCCACGGTAGAGCAGGCCTTTGTCGGTGATGAAATAGAGGGTGTCGGCATCGATGGTGGGTTGGTTCAGGTAGGATTCCATCTTTCCGTACTTGATGCCTTTTACTTTTGGGTTGTCTGCCATGATGTTTGCTTGTTTTTAGTGGTTGTTTTCTTTTGTGTCATTCTTCTGTTTGCTCCTGTGCGGCCACGGGGCACATGGTGGGGTTCCACACCACGCTGCCTTGCGTGAGGTCGGGGCAGTCGGTTTGGAGGCCTTCCAGTCCGGGCTGCGCATAGACGTGCCTGATGAAGGCTTGGAGCCTGATTTGGTATTCGGCCTCGGGGAGGCGTTGGAAGTCCTGCGTGGTGAGCGCCGCGTATTCGGTGGCGTTGGTGGGGTCGGTGAAGCCGTCGGTGATGTAGAAGTCGCGGGAGTCGTTGCCCTTGCTGACGGTGAGCTTCCTGTTGCGTGCGAATCCGTTGGTCAGGTATGCCATTTTGATTGGTGTTTAAGTGTTGGTTGTTGATTGTTTAATCGTTGTCTAATCGATGATGGGCTGCATTTCCTCCCATTCGAGGGAGTAGCCGTATTCGGCGACGCAGGCGGGGCTGCCCCAGCCGAAGCTGAAGTGCGGCTCGGCTGTGCAATGGGGCTGGCTCCATGCGAAGGTGAAGGGTTCCTCCTCCAAGGCGCAGCAGGGCTGGCTCCATGCGAACTCGTGGTCGTGGTTGCCCACGTTGGCGATGCGTGCCATCGTTATGTGCTCGGTGGCTTGGTGGAGGTTCTGGCGGAGGGCGGTGACGAGGAACACGCCCGGGGTGCTGGCTTCGAGCTTGGCGCGGAACAAGGGGTCGAGTTCCGCCGTGCCCGTGATGACGGGCTGCACGTGGAGGGCTTGGTCTTCGATGCAGCGCAGGCGGTGCTCCTGAAGGGTGCGGAGGATGCCGTTCTTGGCCAATTTCTCCCACACGGTGCCGCTGGCGTTGAACAGCAGGCCGCGTGCCGAGGGTGCGATGCCCTTGGCCCATGTGCCGGCCATGACGGTTTCGCTGAAGCTGGCGAGGCGGCCTACGGCGTCGCGCTCGTAGGCGGTTTCGGTGTCGATGCCGTCTTCGCGGCGGTCGGCCTTCACTATGCTGATTTCGGGGTTGCGGTACATCTGCCACGCCATTTTGGTGCAGAGCGCGGGGACATCGACGTAGGTTCTCCAAGGGAAGGGGAACACGCCGCTGCCCACGGTGAGCCTCAGCCTGCCCGCCACGGGCGGCAGGGGGAGGTATTCGCCGTCGTCGCGCACGCGGTAGAGGGTGCCGTTGATTTCCATCTCCCTCGCCAAGGCGATGCGGTTGCCCACCCATCCGCTGGTGACGAGGGGGTCGCGGTCGGGGTCGTCGGGGTCGTAGTCCTTGTAGTAGGCCAGCACCATGTCGGCGAAGGTGGCCGCGCCCGCCACCCATGCGCCTTCGCCTATGCCCAAGGGCTGGGCGAAGGCATTGAGGCCGGAGCCCACTCCGGGTTCGTCGCTCACGGTGGCGTTCCTGTAGTGCCAGATGGGGTTGCCCGCGTCGTCGAGCACCTCGAGCTTGACGGGCACCAGCATCTGGAAGTAGTTGGCGTGCCGCCATGCCCGCTCTATCCCCTCTGAGCCGTTCTGGTACCAGCTTTGCCCCTGCACCCATTCCTCGGGCGGGTCGTCCAAGGGGTTGTCGCGGAAGCTGAGCAGGAAGTCGAGGTTGACGCGCAACTGGAAGCTGTCGCGGTCGGGGATGCCGGGCAGGTAGCCCGAGGTGAGGCTGAACACGGCCACGGTGGCGGCGAGGCTCGCCGAGGGGAGGTTGTCGGCCAGCACGGCCCGTGTGGTCAGATGCACCGGATGGCCGTTGAGTTCGATGGTCCTGTATATCTTCCGGCACTGTATGCGCCATGCCACGCCCAAGTCGCTGCTGTCGGTGAACACCGGGCGCGTGCGGAAGAACGTGGCATTGCGTGCCAGTTCCACACGCGGCTCGGGTTGCAGGAGGCGCGACACGGCGATGTAGAAGCCGAGTTCGAGGTTGGTGGCGAAGCCGGTGTAGCCGTTGTAGTCGGTGTAGTCCAGCGCAAAGTACCTGTCGGTGACCACGAGGTTGCACTTGTCGTAGTCGAGTCCGCTGTCGGCCAAGGTTTCAAGCGCGTCAGGCTCGAAGCCCACCTCAAACCGACCGTAGGTTTCGCTGCCGCGCAGGTAGGCGTCGGTGCCTTTCCACACGACGGGGGCTTGCAGGGCGGGGTGGTCGCGCAGATATTCGATGTCGTAGATGTAGGGTTGGGCGTTCTTTTGCACGATGCGCAGCCCGAGCGGGCGCAGCACCTCCTCCAGCACCTCGCGCTTGGTGGTGGTGGCGCCCCAGCTGTCGGCGTCGGCCTCGAAGCGGTCGGCGTTGATGTAGAGCATGTCCAAGGTGAGGGGCTGCTGCGACTTGGGTTCGAGGAGCGAGGTGTAGAGGTTGTAGCTGATGTCGCCAAACACCGGGTCGAGGCAGTCCCACACGATGTCCCTCACGCTCTGCCTGCCTTTCAGGGTGAAGGGGATGCGGTTGAGGATGCCGAAGTCGGAAAAGATGAGCTCCGTCACGTATGCTTTCGGGAAGCTGTAAGGCTCCTCGTATATGGCATCGTCCAAGTGGCCGATCCAGTACCATTTCCCGTCGCGGCTGACGATGACGCCGGCTTCTACGTCGCTCATCAGGAGCGTCATCTGGCGGTCGCTCTCGTTGCTGACGCGCAGCGTGCAGGTCGACGACTGCACCACGTCCGTCTTCCCGGTTTCCTGCCAATCGATCACGCAAGGCTCGTCGCCCTCCAGCTTGATCTCCACAGGGCGTGCGTCATAGCCTTCGATGTAGATGTCGATGTTCCAGAGCGTGTCGTCCAAGCCGTGGAACTGGGTGGTGTATGCTTTTTGGTAGCTCATTTCTCTAAACTCTAAACTCTAAACCCTAAACTCTAAACTCTAAACTCTCAACGGCTCCTCCTGTTGATGTTGGTCTGCTTGTCGAGTATGCCCACCAGTTCGCGGCCCTCGATGCGGAACTTCACCTCCGCCGTGCCTCCGCCGTCGTTGCCGCCTATCAGCGAGCGCAGCTTGTCCAAGGGGGCGATCACTTCGGGGTTGCTGCTTGCGCCGCTGTATTCGCCCATCAGTCCCAATGTGGGGCCGTAGACGAGGCCGCCGTTGGCGAACTTGGGCAGGCTTGACAGGGCTGCAATGACCGAGGCCACGGCTGCCACGGCCATAATGGCACCTACAACCGGGATGCCCGCCACCGATGCGGCTGCGCCCGTGGCCGCCGCTGCGGTGTTGGAGGTGGCTTCGGCTGCGTTGTCGGCCACGATTTTTGCCGTGGCCGCGTCTTTGACGGCTTGCATGGTCTTGGTGACTGCCGTGATGTTTTCGATGATTTCGACCACCGCCTGGAGGCTTTGGAACAGGCTGATGAAGCCGTCGATGGTCTGCGTGAGCGCGTCCCAGGCGTTGTCGGTGTCGGTGAGTGCGTCCTTGATGTCGCGTATGGAGTTGCCTATGCCTTTGATTCCGCTCCAGCCTTTGGCGAAGGTTTCGAGAGGGCTGGCGGCTACGGTTTGGTTGACGCCCTCGAACTCGTCCTTCAGTTGCCTGACGAGGGCGATTTGCGCGTCAATGATGGGGAGTTGGTCTTGCGATACCTGCTTGCGGATGTTTTCCAGTTCGGTAAGCCTTTGCTCAAACTCGCCGAGGTTCTTGAAGTCGAAGAGGCCTTTCAAAGGCTTTGGATTGGCGTAGGAGGGTTCGGGAACCTCTATCGAGGCGGGCGTTGCAATGGACGCGAGTTTTGGGACGAGTTCCACCGTTTGGCGCACCTCGTCCTTCAGTTCTTTCACCTTGCCTGTCAGCTTGTCGAACTGCTTGCCTATGGCGTCGTAGCGTTGCTGCATGGCGTTCAGGGTGGCGGCTTCTGCCTCGGCCAGCCCGTCGTTGGCGGCAATGCTTTCCTTCACCTTTTTCGCCTGTTCCTGTATGGCCTTGCCGAGGTCCTCGTAGCTCATCGTCTGCCAACTGACTGACTCGGTGGCTCCGTCAACGCTGCCTTTCATTTGGTCGGCGGCGGTGGCGGCTTCGCCCCATGCGGCGTTCATTTCGTTGGTCATAACCTTGATTTCTTCATCAAGGTTGGCAATCTTCACGCCGATGCTCATGCGTTTTGAGGCGTTGATTCCGAGCGTGATGCCGCCTTTGTTGGCCTTTTCCTTTTCCAATGCCTCGTCATACTCCTTTTGGAGTTCGTCGCGCTCCACTATCTTTGCGCCTATCGATGCGCTCAGGCTCTTGGCCTTGGCCTCGTAGCCGAGTTGCCGGCAGTAGGTTTGGCTTTTGCCTGTCAGTGTGTCGTACCAGTCGGCGGCGGTCTGGTGGTAGCCGAAGGCCTCGCCGTATTTCTCGTTCAGTTTCTGTATGGCATCGGTGGTGTCCTTGCCTTGGTCCATCAGGTTCTTGAGGGCGGCAATCTCGGTGTCGATTTCGGCTTTGGCGTTGCTTGCCGCGCTTTTGTAGGCTTCGTTGGCCTCTGTCAGCGTGTCCATGCCGTCGGCGGCTTCGCGGGTTTTGCCCACAAGCCTTGTGATGAGCGTTATCACGCCTTGGATGGCGAGGGTGAGGCCAAGCGACATGGCGGCGTAGAGTGCCGTGACGGCCACTCTCAATGCCGTGGTTCCGGCTGCGGCCCTGATGCCTGCCGCTGCCAGCATGTTTTGTGCCGTGGCCGTCACTTTCGAGTGTACGCCCAGCACGGCGGTGCGGGTGGCGGCCATCTTGGAGCCTTGGGCAAAGGCTGTAAGGGCTGCCGTGGCTTGCTTGACATAGACGACACCCTTGGCGATGCCCGACAGGGCGATCGTGACGTTGGCCAAACCTTCAACGGCGTTCATGGCTGGAGCCACCATTTCGCCAAGTGTTTCCTTTAAGTCGCCAAATGCGTTCCTCGCATTGACAATCTGTCCGTAGGGCGTGGCTGCCAGCTTTGCGTTGGTGCCGTCCACGATTTGGCCGACCACCTCGGTCAGCATGGCCACCTTTTCCTCTTCGGTGCCGTATTTCAACACGGCTTCCTGTGCCTCGTCGAAGGTGTAGCCCAAGCGCTTCAGCGCACCCGTCTCACCGGCGAACACCTTGCCAAGCATCTGGGCCACACTCACAGCGCTTTCAGCCGAGGCGTTGTAGCCGTATTGCTGGGCTATCATGTCGTCCATCACGGGGATGAGGGCTTCGAGGCTCTCCTTCTTCTGCATGTAGGTGGCCAGTTCCTGCGCTCCCGACAAGATGACCTCGTCGCCAATCACGCCCAATTTCTGTTGTTCCGCCGCAAGGTCTTTGATGCTCTGGATTTCGTCGTCGGTGGCTCCCATTGTGTTGCGCATCATCTGCTCAAGGCGGGCTTCGGCTGCTGACTGCACTGCGTAGGCATCAGTCAGGCCGCGCATTACAGAATGAAGGCTTTGTATTGCCGATCCTACCTGGTCGATGGTTTGGGCAATCTGGTTGGCGTTAAGAAGCTTCTCATTGAGTTCGTGGGAGCGTTTCTTAACTGCATCAATAGCCTCGGCCAGTTCCTTTGCGCTGACTTCCACTTCCTTGAAGCTGTCGCTTCCCGTGATTTTTATCTGAAGTTTGACTATATCTGACATTTTTTCTCTATATTTGCAGCGTTAAACGATTGGCAATATGACAATACTCGGTTTTTTCAGCGATTTATGGAAGATTTTGATTGAATATCTTTCATTGTTGAGCGGTGCAGAACTGCTTGTCATCATTGTTTTTACGGTTGTCTTTTCGGTATTCCTTTATGTTCTTTGCGATTGGGGCATGAATCCCCGCAAGTACGAAAGCCGCTGATTCACTCCAGCCCCTGCTCCCTTTTCACCTTCTCGAACCTTTCCCGTATCTCTTTTGCGCTGAGCTTTTCGCCCTCCGCCTCATTCCGCATTCCGCGTTCCTCATTCCGCATTTCCCACGCGAATCGCATCACGTCCTGTGGTTTCAGCCCGCGTTTGCTGTAGGGCTGGAGCATGCAGGTGCATTGCATCCTCGTCCGCTCCCATGCGGCGCGTTCCCGGCGTTGCTCCGCCTCGGCCCAGCCTTGGTAGACGGCTGAAAACTCAAGTGGGGTACACTGGCAGAAGTCGTCCACCGACATGCCTATGCACCCCACTGCCGTTCCCATCAGGGTCAGGATGTCGCTTACTGCGGTTCCTGAGCCTGTCGAAGGGCCGTTTTTTTTTCGTCGCCCGCCGCGCCCATCTCGTTGGTGAACTGGGTCAGCGTGTCGGGTTCGAGCAGGTCGGCGAAGTCCATCAGGCCCATGCCGAACTCCACGCCGTCGGCCTTCGATGCCGAGGCCATGCAGCACCAGAGGAAGGTCACGAGGTCGGCCACGTCGCCCTCCCCGATTTGGCTCACGTCCTTGCCGGTTTCGTGCTTGAAGCGCAGCATCGCGCCCATCGTCACCCGGCAGGGGTATTCCTTTCCGTTGATCTTAATCGTCATCATGGCTTACCCTCCTTGTCCTCAAGCTCACACTACAGTCACAGGCCCCGAGTTCTCAAGGGTGATGCTCCATTTCTCGTCGTCGTCGGCGGGGCCGTCCTGTTCGAGGTTGGTGATGATGAAGTCGCCCTCGTAGAGGCCTTCTGTGGCTCCCTGGTTGCGGTACTTGTAGCGCACCTTGACGGTCTTCTTGCTGAGCCACGCCGTCTTCAGGTCGGGGAAGCCGACGCTGCTGGCGGCCACCTCGTCGTAGACGAAGCCCTCGGCGGTGATCTGTTCCGAGAGGCTCTTCACGTATTTCTGTTTCCACGAGGCCGCGCCCTGTTCCTTGGTGACGCGCTCGCCGGTCTCCGTCGTGTCGGTGATCTTGCAGCCCGTCGAGTAGCCGAAAGGCTTGAAGTCGTTTCCTTCGACGAGACCCATCAGGAGGTCTACTCCGTTTCTGTATCCCACTTGTTCTGCCATAGTTGTGTTGTTTTGTTGGTGATGTTGTATTGTTTTTCTTCCGTATGGACAATCCACGTCACGACGGCAAGGCCGATAGCGGCTGCGGCCACCACAATGGCTGTCCCTTTGATGGTTTTCTTCGCTCGTTCCTTCATGTTTAAGGGGTGTTTAACGGCTGTTTAACTTGTGATTCGTTGTCAGGATGTGCCATGCCAAGAGCGCCACCAGTGCGGCCACCGCCATCCATGCCCAAGCGGGCGTGCGTGCCGCCCTGTGGGAGGGGGGCGGGGTTTCCGCCTTCACCACCTCCACCGTGCGTATGATGGTGTCGGTCCTCACCACCGTAACGGTGTCGTGCCGGGTCCGCTCGCGCCACACCGTGCGCTCGCGCTCCACCGTCACCGTGTCGGGCCGCTCGCGGATGACGACCGTTTCGCGCACCATCACCGAGTCGATGGTGTGCTTCAGGCTCACCGTGGCCTCCGTGCGGGCCTCAGTTGTTGCCGTCGCCGTCGTCACGCTGCTGCTGGTTCTGCAACTCGTCAAGCACAGGGCAATCGCCGCTGTGAGGGCAACTGTTGGCTTGCTTGATGGCTTTCTGTAGGTTCTTGACATCTCTGCGTAGTCCTTTTATTTCGGTCTGGAGCGGCTTGGCGATGTTCTCCTTGAACTCGTCCACGTATGTCTTCGAGAGGTTCATCTCCTCCTGCCGGTTGCGGATGTCGAGCTCCTTCACCTTCTTGCGGTGAAGCCGCCCGTCCACTATCCAGCCCGTGCCCGTCAGCAGGGCGATGATGCTCGGTATGATGCTTGTCCACTCCATGTTCGTTGTTTAATCGTTGATTGTTTAATTGTTTAATTGTTGGGGGTAGAACATTGCAACAATTCAACATTGCAACAATTCAACACCCATACTCGCTCCTCACGTCGAAGCACGGGCAGGCCTTGCCGACGCCAAGCAGGTCGCGGTGGCCGCACACGTCGGCCCAGGGGAAACGCTTGCGGAAATCCTCCACATAGCGGGCCAAGCTATCCCTCTGGGCGGGTGTGCGGGTGTCGGCGGGGGTCTTGCCGTCGGCCTTCAGGCCTCCGACATACACGATGTGCCGGCTTGTCTGGTTGTAGCCTTTTGCCCCATTGGTGACCTCCCAGCCGTCCACATACGCATCTTCGTTGTTCGGCACCAGCCTTTCGACCGTGCCGTCAAGATGCACCATGTCCGTATAGCCGACCTGCTTCCACCCTCGGCCCTGTGGTGGTGGGCTGGTGTGCCAGCGGCGAATGTCGGCGGCTGTCACCTCCCGGCCTTCCGGCGTGGCGGTGCAGTGGATCACAAGTCGTGCTATGCGGGGTTTTGTCATGGTGTTCCGGGCTTTTTTTGAACGCGATTTATTTCCTCTTAGGGGGTCGGCGCGCGGGGCGTTCAGTGACGCCCATCGTGCCTTTCCCGTTGCCTTTGGTCTTGCTCATGGTTGCTCGTTTTGTCGTTTGTCAGAATCTCACGGCGTAGCCTATGCCCGCGCTGACGGTGGAACAGGTTGCCTTGCCTGTCGGCACCACGTCAACGGCGGCCTCGGCGAAAATCCTTGAGTGCTTGCCAATGTCGAAAGCCACGCCCGCCCCTGTGTTGGCGGCAATGCCTATCTTGCGTGTGCTTGAGGGGTTGCAGGCCGCGCCCACTTGCACGAAGGCATAGAGCGGCTTCAGGTTGAGCACGGGGCCTGTCAGTGCGGTGGCGTATCGGTCGAATGTCTTCCCGCAGTCGGGGGAGTAGGGCACAAGCCCGTTCACCGAGGCCGACAGTCGCCAGCCCCACAGGTCGCCCAGCGTTTTGCCGACTATGGCCTGAAGGCCTACATTCGAGCAGCCTTGCTGGTTGGCGTAGGTAGGGCACAGGCCGACGTGCCAGCTTGGGTTGGGGTTTTGCGCCTTGCCTTGCATGGCAGCCGCCACGAGGGCGAAAGCCAGCAGCGCGATAATCTTGATTCCGTTTCTCATCTTTTTGTGTGTTTTTATGGTTAAACGTTAAACTCTAAACTCTAAACTCTCAACCCAATCAAGGCGTTACCTGATAAATCACGGCCACGCCCTTCTTGTCGTTGCGGATGTAGCTGCCACCGGCGCGCACCAGTGCGCTCATCACGTCGCCATAGAACAGCGGGTTGTCGGTGTCGTCGAAGATTTCGTGGTTGCCTTCGGCGCGGCTCACGCAGTCCTCTTGCCAGGCGATGCCTGCGGCGGATGTGGTGGCGGCTGCCGACGGGTTGAGGGTGGTGCCTGCGGCGTTCACGCGCAGCACGGTGGAGCGCATGTAGAAGTCGAAGCCGTAGAGGTTGCCCAGGATGCCTCGCTGGGCGTTCACCGAGGCGTTGAAGGCGTTGGCCTCGCTGTCGCTCAGGCTCGCCATCAGTTGGTTGTACATCACCGCGTCGAGCAGCATGCAGCGGCCCGTCTGCGGGATGTCGTCGAGGTCGAAGAGGCTCTTCACGGCCAATACGTCGGCCTTGGTCATGGCTTGGCGGTTGCCGGTCGAAGAGGGCATGTGGGCGGCTGCGGCGGCCCCGCTGGTGCCCACCTTGGCATAGCCCGTGGGGACCCACGAGGCGATGATGTCGGCGTGTACGCTGTCGGCCAGTGCGGACTTCATCTGCTTCAGGATGCTCTCGCGCTTGTTGTACGAAAGCTCCACTTCCTCCGAGTGCTGGAGGTGGATGGGCGCCGTCGAGTACTCGTTGATGTCGTAGGTCAGGTCGTAGTCGGTGCGCTGCGAGGCCGTGGCGGGGAACGTCGAGCGGTTCTTGGTCACGGCGGGGGCGCTGCCCGCGTTGGGCACATGCACCGTCTTGTTGGTCACGAAGTCCGAGTGGTTGATGCTTCGCGCGGCGAAGGTGTTGCTGGCGAAGAGCAGCTCAACGATGCTGTTGAGCCAAATCTGTTTCTGTAGTGCCATTGTCGTCAGTGTTTTTTGTTGAACTTTTCGTTGAATTTCTGCTGGTAGATGTCGGGGTGCTTCGTCTTCAGCTCCAAGAGGCGGTCCGACTTGTCAAGCTCGTCCCAACTCATCTTCACCAGGTCGCCGTCGGCGGTTCCGGCGGGCTGGGCTTTCAGGGGTTCCCTTTCGGGCAGCGAGGCCAGTGCGGTCTTCGCGGCCTCGTGGTCAAGCTCAAAGAGCTTCTCGAATTGCGGACGCGCCTTTGCGTCGATGCGGCCTGTCTTCACGGCATCGTCCAAGAGGTTCACCACCTCCTGCCTCTGGGCCTCGGCTGCGGCATCGTCGATGGCCTTCTGCCTCTGCTTCAGTTGGCGGTTTTCCTCCTCAAGGTTCTGCATTGTGGCTTGGTAGGCGGCGTTCTCCGACTTCAAGTCGTCGATGGCGTTCACGCAGGCCTGCGGGCTGGCGTTCTCGTCCAAGCCCAGTTTCAGTGCGATTTCTTTTGGCATGTTGTTGTTTGTTTTAAGGTTGTTTTTATTCAGCATTCCGCATTCCGCATTCCGCATTTCTACGGTCGGCAGCGCGGACAGGTTGATGATATTGCTGTTCTCGTCGTAGAGCACGACGGTGGCGTTGGCGTTCGACGGGATGTCGCAGATCGAGATTTCCAGCAGGCGGCAGCGCGTGATCGTGGGCACCTTCTGCCCCTCCTTCAGCATTTCCGGCGCGTCGCTCCATTCCAAGGGTGTGAAGCCGATAGAGCAGGCGTTCAGGATGCCGGACTCGTATTTCTGCTTGATTTTCATGGCAAACTCGTCGTTCTCGTCAAACACCGGCTCGCCGGTCAATACGGGCCCTGAGCCTGTCGAAGGGCCGTTCTCAATGCGCAGGTCTTTCCAGATGCCGATGGGCAGTTGGTCGCTGATCACGCCCAAGCCGCCCCGATTGTGGTTCCACAACATCACGGGGTTCTTCAGGAAGGCCGACAGGTCGATGCCGTCCGTCCTTACCCAGAAGCCGTAGCTGTTGATGCTTTCGTCGCTGATGACAATCCGTTTCATTTCAGTCAAGTTTTGGGGTTTGAGGCATGAGGTTTGAAGCACGAGTCCCGAAGCACTTTAATCCATACCTCCTACTTCCTAACTCATACCTCCCACCCGAATCAGGGTGCAAAAGTCCCCCCTTTCGCCCATACTGGCAAAAAGAGTGTACACGGTGTACACATTATTTTTTTATACGCCTGCACGTGCGGAATTTTGCGGCCTGTAACCAACACACAACACCATGACAACACGAAAAGAAATGGCCGAAAAGAAGGCCCAAGCCTACCGCCTCTTCATGGGAGGCTTGTCACAAAAGGAGATTGCCGACCAGTGCGGCGTCACCGAGGCCACCGTCTCGCGATGGGCCAACGCCGAGAACTGGGGCGACCGCCTCAAGGAAGAGAAGACCTCAAGCGTCGAGCTGGCCAACTCGCTGATGTTCGCCGCCAAGAAAATCACCGAGGCCATCATAGCCGAAGTCAGCAAGCCCGACTACAACATCGACTTCGTGACCAAACTCTCCGACAACACCGTCAAGATGATGGCCAGTGCCGAGCGCGTGGCCAACACCGTCAACCATGCCACAGTGATGGACGTGTTCACGGCTTTTGACCTCTGGCTCTTGGAGCGCAGCAAGACCGACAAGAGCCTCACCCCCGAAATCCTCGCCATCATCAACGGCCTGCACCAGGAGTACCTCAACCAAATCAAGAACCGCAAGTGACGCAAAGCCCCGAAGGGGCGGCCCTGACACAACCCCGCGACACAGTCCGGGGGAACAACACCAACCGCAATGGCCAACACAGCAACCAGAAGAAAGCAACAGGAAGCCGAATGGCAGGCCCTATGCGCCCGCATACAGGCCATCACCGCGCCGCTGGCTTCCCCCCTCCAAGGGGGGAACGAGGGAGGTAAGCGCATAGCCAAGACCCGAAAAGACTACGCCGCCTTCGTCGCCACCTATTTCCCTCACCTCGCCACCAAGCCCACCGCCAAGTTCCAGAAGGATGCCGCCAACTATGTCCTGAACAACGACCGCGCCCGTGCCGTTTTCGAGTGGGCACGCGGCCACGCCAAGTCCACCCATGTGTCGATGATGATACCCATGTGGATCCTGGCACAAAAAGACCACACGCCCCTAACTATGGTGCTGGTGTC